GATACTTCTAATAGTAACGTATCCTTAATTGGTGTTAATAGTCAAGATAGAGTATTTGTTGGTAATGGTGGTTACGATACATATATAGATAGTAATACTATTGTAGATGGTATATTGTCAGCACAAACCGTATTCCTAACAACAACACCGACACTTAATAATTCTGGTACAGATATATTAGTAAGAAATAGTAGTACTGGTAAAATAGAATATAGACCAGTTAGTGGTATTACACCCGACACAAATACATATGTCACAGGATTTACATACAATGATAATAATACCTTTACAATATCTAGGAATGATGGTTTAAGTGATTTAAGTGTTACAGCTGACACAATGGAAAACTTAACTATTACTGATACATTCACTAGTGAAAGGTTTAGTATTTTAAATGCTGTAACAGCATCAACAATTAGTCAATTAGATTATATAGATTTTAATACAACTTACACACCAACTCAACAAGAGGGTAGACTTCATTGGGATACTGATTTTGGTACACTTGATGTTGATTTAGAAGGTAATACAACACATTTAAAAGTTGGTTTAGATAATCTTTATTATATCAAAAATCAAAGTGGTACTACAATCGAAAAAGGTAAAGTAGTTAGAGCAGCTGGTACTCTTGGGGCTAGTGGTAGAATACTTGGTGAGTACATGATAGCTGACGGTACAATACCATTTTATTACACACTTGGTATTGCTAGTGAAAATATCCCAGATGGTGAAGATGGTTATGTACATGAGTTTGGTTTATTAAAGGGGGTGAATACAACAGGTTCGCTCTATAGTGAAACTTGGACAGGTGGTACTATACTTTATGTTCACCCAACAATACCTGGTGGTTTAACAAGTGTAGAACCTACTGAACCTAACTTAAAGATTCAGATGGCTATTGTTATTAACGCAGCCTCTAACGGTTCAATGTTTATCAGACCAGATTTAAGTAGAAACTTAGGTGATTTACATAATATACAAACAAGTGGTGAAACTGATGGTGATTTAATATCATATAATTCATCACAAGGTTACTGGGATTATACAAAATCACTTAGAGGTGATTATACGGTAAATGGTTCATTAAGCGCTTCAACAATAAGTGCTGGTACAATAAACGCAACATCTTACAATAATTTACCAGTTGACCCTAACTATTATATTACAGGTGGTACTTATTCTGATGGTGTTTATACATTTAATAGAAATGATGGTAATTCATTTAATTTTGAGGGAGGTTCAAATTATTCAGCTGGTGTGATAGAAGGTTCAACAGGTTGGACTTCTACTGGTACGGGTCAAATAAATCTTCCACAAGTTAAAGTTGCCTTATACGATAACGCTAATAATATTGAACCACTTAGAGTTTACACGATTAGCAGTGGTACAACAGGTTCTGGTGGTATTAGTGGTTTAACAAATGAGGATACCAACTACATTTACATAGATTACAACGGTGGTTCACCTAATTATGGTGTTAGTACTGATTATAGTGTTATAAATGATAGTAGTACTGTAATAGTTTACACAATATACAGACTTAATAACTTTATACACATTCTTGAGTTTGGTGATTTTGGTGCTGGTTTAGCTAATAAATTAAACGATAGAATTATCTTAACAGAAAGATTTAAAAGAGAGAGTGGTCTTTCTTTAGGTCTTAGTGGTTCTACGGGTGTTGTAACACTTACAGAAGGTGTTGCTTGGAACGCTTCAAATAGACAGGTTATAGAAGCTTTAAATTCACAAGACGATATATTCTTTAAAAACTACCATGTGGGTGGTGTTTGGTCTTATACAACGACTGGTAATACAATAAACAACACATTCTATGATGATGGTACTGATTTAGTTACAGCTACGGGTGGTAAATACTTAGTAAACTGGTACTATAGAGGTCAAGAGGTAAATGACCATTTATATGAGGTTTATGGTACTTCGCAATATGATAGTGTGGCTGACGCTGAATTATCGGAAGAACCAGCTTTACCAGAGTTGATTACATCTCACGCTTTCTTAACAGGTAGGATTATTGTTGGTGTTGGTCAAAACACAGGTTACACACAAAGTGCTTTTGTTACAACGTTCCAATCAACTAATATTCAAAACCACGATGATTTAACAGGTTTACAAGGTGGGACGGCTGGTGAATACTATCACTTAACAGCTAGTGAGTATACTAACAATGCTTACACTAATGTAAACAACAATTTTAGCGCAGACCAAACAATAAACGGTAGTTTAACTGTAAACACAATAAGTGCTTCGACTTACCAAAACTTACCAGTTGACCCTAATTACTTTGTGACAGGTGGTACTGTAAGCGGTACTGATTTATTACTTAATAGGAATGACGGTAATACGGTTACAATAGATACTTCAAATTATTTTGTTGATAATTATGTTACTGGCGGGACACTTAATAATAACTCTATAGAAATAAATAGAAATGATACCTCTAATGTGTTTACAATTAGTGGTTCTAGTACTATACTTATAACAGAACCAACGAGTGGTGTGTTTAGTATTGAGACTGCTGGAGGTACTGGTGAATCCAATACAGCATCTAATTTAGGTGGTGGTACTGGTATATTCGGGCAAAAGAGTGGTATAGATTTACAATTTAAATCTATTACATCAACAGGTGGCACAGTAACTATAACTAGTAATTCAACAACTATTAACATAGAATCCGCTGGTGGTGGAACGGGTGTTAGTGATGCAAATAAGATATTTAGTTGGTATATGAATGTAACATAATATGGGATTAAGTTCAGTAAAGGGAAATAGTGGTTATATCGGAATAGATAAACGTGGTGAAGTTGCTAGTACAGGAACTACAGGTAGTGTATCTGTGCGTAAACAATTCTTAGAAAGGAGAAGAGGTAATTTAGAACCTATCACACCTGGTGGGGGTAATATATTATTTGAGGATGATTTTGAAGATGGTACACTTAATAAATGGACTGTGGCTAATGAAGGTGGTGCTGGTACCTCCAAATCTGACTGGGTTGTTGGTACAGCGGTATCATCAAGTGGTGGTACACAATCAGCTTACATTTCAGATAATAATGGGACTAACGCACAATATTATGGTTCTAGTCAAAGAGATAGTCATATTTATTTTGATTTTGATGTTCCAGCTGATGCGACTTCTTTAACTTTAGATTTTGATTGGAGATGTAATGGTGAAAGTAGTTTTGATTACGGATATATAAATTATTGGAATACATCATCAACACCAGTTGCTGGTACGGAATACACATCAACGACTGATAGATTAGGTGCGTCAACATATAGTGGTAGATATAATGATAGTTATAAAGCTGGTGCTGATTTAAATTGGTTTCATGAAACAGTTACTATTGACGGTACAACAGGTAATGGACCATTGTTTACTCCTGGTACAACACAAAGAATAGTTGTTTCTTGGACAAACGATTCTTCAGTTGAGAATAACCCAGGTATGTGTATAGATAATATTAGACTAATTTATAATGTATAATGAGTATTAGAGGAAATAGTGGGTTTATAGATACGGATAAAAGATTTGGTTCATCTAGTGGTGATACTAAGGGTATTATACAAAGAGAACAACATTTTTTAGAAAGAACGCAAGGTAGATTTTCACCATCTGGTGAATTATTACCCCCAACACCAACTGTATGGTATGATGCTAAATATGTTACATTGAATGGTGGTGGCACAAACGTTGATGTATGGAGTGACCAAAGCGGTAATGGAATTACAGCTAGTGGTAATGGTTCATTAAATACACCATTATACAATAGTTCAGATGCTACATTCGGTGGTTATCCTTCATTACAATTTGATAACAATGATAGGTTAGAAAGTTTAGATGATGCTTTATTAAATTGTACAAATGGGTTTACTATTTACTTTGTAACATCTATCATCTCTTTTCCATCAACTTTTAGTTTTTTGGCTGGATTCATAAATAGTACATCATGGACACAAGGTTGGGGTATGTATTACTATAGTGGAAATTGGAGGTGGTTTGTTAATAACTGGAATTCATCATCAACGAGAGTTGATATGGGTAGTTGGTCAGATTTTTCAAATCCACATATATTTAAACTTCATTATGACAGGGTAAATATAAAAGGTGAGATATTTGGGACATCAGCGGTAGCTGAAACAACAACATCTTATTCAGTAGCCGTGTCAAATCCTAATAGTGAAGGTATTAGACTTGGTGATGGTAATAGTACAACGTATCAAATAAGAGCTAAAATGGCTGAAATGCTTTTTTACAACTCACCACTTAGTAGTGATGAACAACTACAAGCTGAAGAGTATTTAAAAAATAAATTTAATATAAGTTAAAAAATATGAAAATAGGTAAATTATTTACAAACACACAGGGATTACCCCAATACCAATTATCTGAAATATTAGATGAAACTAATTATATTGATATAACAAATGTTTATCATTGGTTTAGACTTACTGAATTAGAAAAAGACTTTTTATATAGAAGACAAATGGGTATTGAATATATAACTAGTGTAGGGGGGTTTGATAACCTGGATGAGTTAGATAAAGCATACGCTGCTAAAAATTACTGTGTGGGTTCAACAGATAGAGATAAACTATTCACTAGTAGTGAACAGGAAGAACATTGGTACCATTTTGTGGTAAATTCAGAAAATTGTAGAAAAGATAGATGGGATAAAGCAAAAGCTTTCGCATCGTTTAGACTTTCAATTATAGATTCAAACGATTTAGCATTATCAACAACTTCGTTAAATGAAAATTATATTAAATATGGTATAGAATCATCATCACTTGACGGTAATAGTGGTTTAATAGACTGGTTAAATGATACTGGTTCATATAGTGGTGGTACTGGTTTTTCTAGTAAACCTTATTATACAACAGAAATAAAAAACGGTATTATAGATAAATTAAACGGTCTATAATATTTATAAATAAAAAGATATGGAATATTTAAATAGTGGTTCAAATTTAGGTACTGGGTACACAACAACTCTTAGTGCCACATCAAGTACTAAATTATTAGTTAAGACAGCACATGCATGTAATGTATTCAGTGCTGATACATCATTCTATTTACAATGGTACGATAGTAGTGAAGCATCTACTTATACAATCTCACATAACATCACAATACCACAAGCTTCGTCTTTCCAAGCTTTAGATGGTACGTTTGTATTGGACAATAATGATTATTTACAAGCTAAGTGTGGTAATGGTACAGCTATTGACTTATCATTATCATTTATGGAAATAACTAATAGTGAAGGTTAAGAAATGAGAGCGTTAGTAATTAGTGGTGGTGGTAGTAAAGGGGCATTTGCTGGAGGTATAGTTGATTATCTTATAAATGAGGAAGGTAAAGATTATGAATTATATGTGGCATCGTCAACTGGTACACTAGTACAATTATTAGTAGCTTCTTATAATATTGATAAATTAAAAGAAGGTTATACAACTGTAACTAATGAAGATATTTGGAAAATTAACCCATTTAAAGTAAAAACCAATTATAATGGTAAAGTTAAGATGGAATTAAATTGGTTTAATGTTATCATTAATCTATTACCAAAAATAAAAATAGTAAAAAGTAAAAAATTCCCCTTTATTAAATTAGAAAAAATTAGTGGTAATATTTCTTTTGGTGATTCTAGTAACCTATTAAAACTTATTAAAAAGTTTTTATCACAAAAAGAGTTTTTAAGAATAAAAGAAGAGCTTAATAAAGAAATGGTTGTTTGTGTCGTTAACGCCACACTTAAACAAATAGAATATAAATCATCTAACGATTGGGGTTATGATGATTTTTGTGATTGGACTCACGCATCTTGTAGTGCTTATCCGTTTATGACACCTATTTTTAAAAATGAATACCAATATATTGATGGTGGTATACTGGAAACAGTACCAATACAAGAAGCTATTAATAGAGGTGCCACTGAAATTGATGTTATCATACTTAAGGAAGAAAACCCAAAAGAAGAAATAGAATATATGAGAAACCTAATTCATGGTATAATCACTGAGATAGATATGATGCATACTGAATTATCTAAGAATGATATATTGATTGGTAAATTAAAATCTAAGGTTGAGGAGGTTAAACTTAATATATATTACACACCAAGAAGGTTAACTAATAATAGTCTTATTTTTGATAAAGAGATAATGACCAAATGGTGGTATGAAGGTTACGAATATGCGAAAAATAAATCACATAAAACATATAACATGGTTAAAGGTAAAAAGACTAAACTTATAAAAGAATAGTCATTCACCATATAAGTCTGTAGGTTTTTTACACGCTTCTTTGATTATTTTTTCAACAAAGGCGAACATCTTTAGACCATTTTCCTGGCAATACTTTTTTAAAATTTTATGAGTACCAGGTGTAATCTTAAGGTTTTTACTTCTATTTATAGCCATAATTAAACTCTTTTTAATATAAGTATGATGAAAGTAAGAAAAAAATCATACTAAATATGGAGTAGAATACTCCATAAAAATTCTTTTGCTTTTTCTGAACATATTTATTATTAAATAACTGAAAATAATAAATTTTAAAAATAAGTAAAGAATGGCTGATAAGGTATTTGTAAGTCCTGGTGTTTATACTTCAGAAAAAGACTTAACTTTCGTAACACGTCAAGTTGGTGTAACAACTCTTGGTCTAGTAGGTGAAACTACGATAGGTCCAGCGTTCCAACCAATCTTCGTGTCTAACTATGATGAGTTCACATCATTTTTTGGTGGACTTAACGCAACAAAAATAAAAGACAACGGTGCACCAAAGTATGAGTTACCTTACATTGCTAAATCTTATCTTTCTCAGTCTAACCAATTATTTGTATCTAGAATACTTGGTTTTTCTGGATATGATGCTGGTTTGGCTTGGGGTATCACACTTGATGCTGCATTAGATGGTTCAACTTCTGGAACTACTGGTGGTGGTGTTACATCTTCTAGTTTAATTTCATATACTGCTGATAGTGGGACACTTACTACAGTTGTTGCTTCTGACCCATTTGTACAAACATTATGGGACAATGGTTTATTAACTAATGAATTAGCGTATTTAGCTACTGCTGCAACCGCTGCAACTCCAACACTTGTTGGTCCTGTATTTGATAAATTTGGTGGTACATTTAGTGGTGCTAGTATTAACCATAAGGTAGTTTCTGCTGGAACTTTCGGTAGTTCACAAACTGGTATTACTTCTGGTGTTACTGTTCATTATTCAGCAACTGGTTATTCAGATGTTGAAGATAAGATTGTAGCATTACTTAGAAGTAGAGGTTCAGTAGATGCTGATGAAATTATGAGATTCCAACTTACTGGATTCACAGATGTTGTATTTAATCCTACAGTTTCAGCTGCTGAAACTGATGGTAAGGGTAACTTTGGTTTAACTGGTGTTTCTACAACTCAAGGTGCATTCTCATATTCACTTTCATTTGATAAAACTAAGAAAAATTATATTTCTAGAGTACTTGGTAGAGGGGCTCAAGATGGTAAAACAGCATTATTCGTTGAAGAATTATTCGATGGTATGTTTGAAAGTTACTACGATGCTGAAAAAATTAGAGGTATTAATATCGATAATTTAATCAACTATAGTAATGATTTTGATGATTACTTAACTGAATACCAACCAGCTGTTACTCCATGGGTTGTATCTGAATTAAGAGGTTCTAATATCCTTAGACTTTTCAGACTTTGGACTATTTCTGATGGTAATGCAGCTAACAGACAATTTAAAATCTCTATCAAAAACGTTAAATTAGACGATAAAGAATTTGATGTAGAAATTAGAGCGTATGATGATACGGATGCGAAGCCTGTTGTACTTGAAAGATTTACAAGATGTACAATGGACCCAACATCTAACAATTACATTGCTAAAAGAATTGGTACACTTGATGGTGATTTCGCTTCTAGGTCTAACTATGTATTAGTTGAATTAGAGGAAGAGTCAGATACATCTGATGCTTTCCCAGCTGGTTTCGTAGGGTTCCCTATTAGAGATTACCAAACTAATTCTAACACTTCGGTACAATCACCAACAATTGACTATAAGCAAACTTATGGTACATTTGAAAACAAGAGAAAATTCTACTTAGGACTTTCTGAAACTGTTGGTATTGACCAAGACTTCTTCGACTATAAGGGTGTACCAGAAGGTGACTTATCAATGTGGACAGGTATGACTAAAGGTTTCCATATGGATATTGAAGCTACTGGTGCTACTATTGATAACGTAGAAATCGTAATTGATGCTACAGGTGGTACTTATTCACCAGTTTATGAATTTGAAACAGGTAATGCTGAATTTAGAACTGAATCTGGTGTAGTTGGTACAGACTACGAAAAAGTATATGCTAGAAAATTCACATTTGCACCATATGGTGGTTTTGATGGATGGGATATTTACAGAACTAGAAGAACAAACACTGATAGATATACAATTAATGGTACTAGAGGTGCTGATGGTCTTTTAAGTGGTGTATTCTCAAACAGAGCACTTTCAAATGGTGATACTGGTATTAATTCAGATTACTACGCTTACTTAGAAGGTATCTGGTCATTCAAAAACCCAGAGGCTGTTAATATTAACGTATTTTCAACTCCAGGTATTGATTCATTTGACAATACTAACTTAGTAGAAGAAGCTATCGAAATGATAGAACAAGATAGAGCGGATTCACTTTATATTGTTACTACACCAGATACTGATGCTGCTGGAGATGTATTATTACCAGAAGATGTGGTTGACCTATTAGATGGACAATTCGATTCTAGTTACACAGCTACATACTGGCCATGGATTCAAATTAATGACGCTGAAAATAATGTTTACATGTACGTACCACCTACAAGAGACGTAGTAAGAAACATTGCACTTACAGATAACATTTCATTCCCATGGTTCGCAGTTGCGGGTGTACAAAGAGGTGATGTTAACGCTATTAAAGCAAGAAAGAAACTTACTCTTACTGAAAGAGATACTCTTTACGATGGAAGAATTAACCCAATCGCTACTTTCGCTTCAGAAGGTATTAAAATCTGGGGTAACAAGACTCTTCAAGTTAAAGATACAGCTCTTAACAGAATTAACGTAAGAAGACTTCTTTTACAAGCTAGAAAACTTATCTCTGCGGTTTCTATCAGACTTTTATTTGAACAAAATGATGATATTGTAAGAAACCAATTCTTATCACTTGTAAACCCAATCTTAGACAATATTAGAGCTGAGAGAGGTCTTACAGACTTTAGAGTGGTATTAGATGATTCACCAGAATTAATCGACCAAAACACTCTTTGTGGTAGAATATTCTTAAAACCAACGAGAGCATTAGAATTCATTTGTGTTGAGTTCAACATTATGAACACTGGTGCAAGCTTCGATGATATTTAATCGATATAACATATAAAACATTAAAGGTCCTCAATGAGGACCTTTTTGTTTTTTAAAGATATTTATTATTAAAACAAAGTATGGGTAAGAAAGTATTAATTAATGAGCGTCAGTTAGCTATTTTAGTAAATCATATAAAGGAAAATGAAAAACCTATTGTAATTAAGGAAGAACAAATTATTGAAGAGGGTTGGAAAGAATTAGTTTTAGGTGCAGCCTTAGTTTTAGGTATGAATGTAGGTAGGGCTCAAGATAGGGCTGAAAAAATACTACAAAATGATAATCTTAGAAACCAAATAGAAAACACACTTAATAATGAACAAGGTATTAATGATTTAGCTGAAAAACTTAGAATAGATTCTGATGAATTAAAAAGTTATATGGAAAAAAATGCTGAAGAGATTAATAATACTTTTGATACTTTTGAGAAGAAAGGTAAGACTAATATAAATGTTAGACAAGGTGATAAGTATGGTAGCACTAAAAGTATGTTATCAAAAATTAAAAAACAAGGTTATGTGATAACTGGTATTGAAACTATTTATGATACAATCGTTAAGAACCCTAAACAACCTGTTGTAATGACTGATACAGTTTCTTTAGCGATACCAACAAGTGAAAGACATGATACATTTAAACATGATTTACCAGCTGAAACAATTAATTCAATACAAAACTTCTTACAAACTATAGAATCTACTAATGGTACAATTAAATCAATCACCATATTAGCTAAAACGGATGCTGAGAGGACACCTAGTTACGTAAGTGACTCTGACCCTACTGGTAACTATACTTTAGCTAAAAAACGTGCTGAAGAGGCTAAAAAAGCTATTGAAGGCTCTGGTATAGACTTTGGTGGTGTTAATATTGAGATTGATGCGACAAGTGAAGTTAATAGTGGTCTTAAACCTGGTTCAGAAGAATTAAAAAGAGCTCAAGAAGAATTTAATACTGATAGAAGTGGTTCAAGAACTAAATATAGTGATGATAGAGGTGTAGATATACTTATCGATTATGAATACTCATCATTAGGTGCTGATGATAATGACCCAGAGGTTATTGTTGATAAAATAGTTAAGATTACTTACGCAAAAGCTAATTTATATAGTTCTAAGTCTTATAAATTTAAATCTGGTAGAGGTAAAGGTTCATCAAACCAAAAAAGTAGTGGTAAAAAATGTAAGATTAAAATAGGTGGTGATATTAGGGAGTGTCCAGAATGGGGAGGTAAACCCCAACTTGGTTTTTAATGACCAAAATTCTGAACACA